TCAAACCGGCGAAGGTCCGGGTCGTCCTCGACGAGTCGGGCGCCGGCGCGGCCGCCACCCGGAACCGGGCCCTCGCCGGGGTCGACACCGAATATGTGGCGTTCCTCGACGACGACGACGAGCTCTACCCCGACCATCTGAAGAAGCTGGCCCGTTGCGCGCGGCTCACCGGCGCCGATGTGGTCTACCCGTACTTCGACGCCGACGTGGACGAGATCGACTGCTTCGGTGTCCCGTTCGACGCCGACCTGCTGCAGCACACCAACTACATCCCCGTCACCACCCTGTGCCGCACCGAGAAGGTCCAGGCGGCCGGCGGCTTCCAGCCCCATCCGGACGTCAACGGGGACCCGTGCGAGGACTGGGGACTGTGGCTGGCCATGGCCGAGCAGGGCTGCACGTTCGTGCACCTTCCCATACGCACGTGGCGGTGGAACCCGGGCGGGACGAAAGGCAGACCTCAATGAGCGAACCGGACGCCGTGGCAGAGCCGACCGTCAACCGTTTCGAACTGGTCATCACCGCCGAAGCCGAAGTGATCAAAGCGTCACCGGAAGACGAGGAAGAGGTCGAGTAGATGGCTGCCGGACTGTCCGCGGTCAACACCGCCAACGCGTGGCTGAACGTGCTGCGCGGCACGTCGGCGGCGACGTTCACCGCCGTGACGACGCTGTTCGTGCAGCTGCACACCGGGGACCCGGGCGCGTCCGGCACCGCCAACGTGTCCAGTGTGACCACGCGGCCGGCGCTGAACTTCGGTGCCGCGTCCGCCGGGTCGCAGTCCGCGATCGCCACCCTGCCGTCGTGGGCGACCTGGGCCGGTACCAACGGCGAGGTTGTTACTCACATTTCGGTGTGGGGGGCCTCCTCGGCGGGCACGTTCTACTATTCGGCCGCGCTCACTGCGTCCAAGACGGTCAACACCGGCGACACGCTGAACCTGACGTCGCTGACGGTCGCGCTCACACCGATCGCCGCCTGATGGCCGGCAACAAAGTCGGCGGACCGCCGATCTCACCGTGGACCTACGAGTCGGCCGACTATCTCGGCCGGGCGATCACGTTCACCGTCGTGTTCAACGAGGCGACCTTGGACATCACCTCAGCGCGGATCGACCGGGATCCGGGCTGCATGTACACGAAGATCTTCCTCGGAACCGGTGGCGACGGGTCCCCGAACTCCAGTACCCGGCAGTTCTCGGTCGGCCAGTCCACCGGCCATCCGGTTTCTCCGGCCGAACTGAACGCCGCCGGGATCGCCACCTTCACCGACCTGCTGCAAGTCCAGGTCACCGCCAGCCCCTGACTGGAGGGTGAGCCGTGGCGCTCGCGATCGACGCATCCACCCCGGCGATCGCGGTCCAATCCAACGGCGCCACCACCACCTGTACAACGGCCAGCTTCACCCCGCCGTCCGGGTCGACCCTGCTGATCCTGTACTCGGCCAACTCGATCGACCCGACCTCGCCCGCCGTGCCTACCATCACCGACAACCTCGGCGCGCACCTCACCTACACCCGTTACGACCATTCGGTCCGCTCGGACACCCCGAACGCCGACGGGCAGGCGTGTTCGTGGACCGCGCCCGTGGCCACCGGCGCGGCGATGACGATCACCGTCACCAACCAGGCCGCGTCGGGCGGCCGGCACGCCGCGGTGAGCGTGCAGGTCCTCACCGGTGCGGACGGCACCACCCCGGTACCGGTGCACGGCGAGTCCGGTTCGACCTCCACCGGCACGGTCAACCAGTCCTACACGGCCAACGCCACCGGCGGCATGGGATTCACCGCCATAGCCGACTGGAACGCCACCGGCGTCATGAGCGCCGGCACCGGCACCACCCGGATCGGCTCGGCCGCGGTCGGCGCACCCGACTACGACTACGGCTTCTTCCGGCGCACCACCGCCGATGACGTCGCGACGTCATCCAACGCCGTCAACGCCACCCTCGCCGGCACGTCCAACTCGGTGCGGTGGATCTGGGTCGAGGTCGTCCCGGCTGCCGGCGGAGCCACCGTCAACGCCGACGCCACCCTGACCGGCACCGCTACGATCAGCGCCGCTGCGGCCAGCGACAAGCCGGTCACCTCCTCGCCGACGTTCACCGCCACCATCTCGCCGGCGGCAAGTTCGACGAAGCCGGTCGACGCGACACTGACGGGCACGGCGACGATCACCTCGGCCGGCGCGAGCACCAAGCCGGCCGACTCGTCGCTGACCGCCACCGCCGCGAGAACCGCGGCCGCCTCGACGACCAAGCCGGTCGACGCGAGCCTGCCGACCACGGCGACGATCACCGCCGCGGCGACGTCGACGAAGCCGGTCGACGCCTCGCTTGGTCTGACGGCGACGATCACACCGGCGGCGGCGGTCGTGCCGGCCGGCAAGAGCATCGACGCCGCTCCGGCGTTCACCGCGACGATCACACCGGCGGCCGCCACGACGAAGCCGGTGGACGCCGCCGTCTCGGCGACCGCCACGATCACCGCCGCGGTCAGTACCACCAAGCCGATCACTGCAACACTCAGCGGCACAGCCACGATCACCACGGACGCGTCGACATCCGCCGCCCAGTCCATCGCCGCAACGCTCGCGATCGGCGCGACCGTCACCGTCAGCATCGGCGGACCTACCGCGAAAGCCACCTCGACCGCACTGGTAGCCGCAACGGCCACTTCCGTTCCCGCTGTCGCCGACAACCGCACCAGCACTCCGGGGGTGACGTGATGGGTACGGTCTTCTTCTCCGACGCCAACGAGCTCGCGACGGTCTCCAACGTGTTCAAGGTCGCCGGTGTCGCCACCGACCCGACCACGGTCACGCTGACGATCACCTCACCGACCGGTGTCACCACCGCCCCGACCCCGACCCACACCGGCACCGGCGCGTATTCGGCGGATGTTGTCAGCGATGAGGCGGGCACGTGGCAGTACGAGTACGTCGGCACCGGCACCGCATCAGATGCGGTGACGGGGACGTGGGAGGTTCAGGAAACCTCGCTCGGCCGGCTCTACTGCACGGTCGAGGCGCTGAAGTCGCGGCTGAACATCACGAACACCGACGACGACCTCGAGTTGCACGGCGCCTGCTTCGGTGCGTCCCGCTGGCTCGAGCAGCACTGCGAACGGCACTTCTGGCGCACCGCCTCCAGCGAGGTCCGCACGTTCGTCCCGTGCGGGCTGTGGGATCTGCGGCTGCCCGAGTTCTCCGACCTGGTGTCGGTGACGACGTTCAAGACCGACGCCGGCGGCGACGGCACGTTCGAGACGACGTGGCTCACGTCGGACTACCAGCTGCTGCCGTTCAACCCCACCGCGGCGCCGGAACGCAGGCCGTACACCCGCGTGAAGGCGGTCGGGTCGCAGACGTTCCCGTGGATCGTCTCCGGGATCGCCGCCCGCGACGACCGGGTACAGATCACCGGCGTGTTCGGCTGGCCGGCCGTCCCGATCGGCATCAAACAGGCCGCGCTGCTGCTGGCCGCCGAGATGTACCAGAACAAGGACGCCCCCCTCGGCTCGACCGGTCAGGGCGAGTTCGTCGTGCCGATCACCGGCCAGACACAGCTGGCGAAGACCCTCGCCGCACCGTACCGGCGTAACGCGGTGCTCGTGGCATGAGGACAGCATGAGGAACGCATGACCGCCACGATCTCGCAGGCCCGGGCCGCACTCGCCGCCGCCCTGGTGATGGACGGGGTTCAGGTCAACGCGTTCCCACCCGGCACGATCAACGTGCCCGCCCTGGTCATCACGCCCGGGCAGGGCCAGTTCCTCAACTACAGGGCCAGCTTCGACGGGCAGGCCGACCTCGACCTGCTGGTGACCGTGTTCGTGCAGCGCGGACAGGAACGCTCCTCGAACGAGCAGCTCGACGAGTTCACGGCCCAGTCCGGTACCCGGTCGGTGTTCGCCGCTGTGGAAAACGATCCGACCCTCGGCGGGGTCGTCTCCTCCGCTGCGGTGCTCAGCGCCGGCAGCTACGGGTCGTTCACGTTCGCCGGCGCCGAATACCTCGGCATCACGTTCACGGTGGAGATCTACCTGTGAGATGGCTCCTCGTGCACCCGGGCCCGCACTTCTCCGTCGCCGACCTGTACATCGGCTACCAGGAGGCACTCAAAGCGGCCGGGGAGAAAGTCCTCGCCTACCCGCTCGGCGACGCGCTCACCTTCTACGACAACGTGCTGATCCAGGCC